TTGAGTGCGTGGGTTTACTTTGTGCAAAGTAGAAGTCACAAGAACGAAAAACTATACAAGCGATATGGTGGACATGAAGACACTTATAACATATCTACCGTATCAGACCATCGTAAATGGTGTGAATATTTACAAGACGATATCTATTGTCCTAATTGTGATGGTGTTCTTACCTACAATAACAATGGAGTTTATCATTGTGATGGTTGTATGGATACTATTGCAGACACTTACTATGAAGAAGATATTAGGGGCTTTAACAATCCCCTATTTTAATTTTAATTAAAACACTAAAACTATGACAATTAGAAAACTTATTCAAGAACTTAAAAAAATTAAGGATAAAGATTCACAAATAAGAATTGCATTACCTTATTATATTGACAAACAAATTGATTATGAAAATTTGTGGTTAACAAATAAAATAGACATCCATGAGAAAGGTACAGATGGTTACGAAGAACATGGAGAGATAGATATTTATACAACAACTTAAACACTAAAACTATGCAGAAAACAATTACGTTTCCGAGTGAACAAAAATGTAGCACAAAGAAACAATTTAGTAAATACCTAAACTTTTATAAAGATGAAAGTTTTGATGTAACGGACACACCGAGATTACCTTACAAAAAAGAAAAATCGGTTTCGATTAGTGGAGACGTACAAGCCTTTATTAATCTATTACAAATGGATGATGTTCAAAAAGCTAAAATAGTAAAGGAGGTAAGTAATGGATAACTACAAAAAACTTTTTGAATATAATAAAAATCTTCTTGACATAATAGAGATGCAAAATCCTAGAGCAGTACAAGAGGCTCTTGATTATCATGCTGAAGAAAAAAAAGAAAATGTTCAAGACGAATTATTAAAGGAATGGGACGGCTCTTTAGTAAAAACTAAGGATGGCATGATATGTAAAGTTACTTACATAGATGTATTAGATGGTGCTTATGATTATAATTCCGATACTGTAGATGATGAATCTGTAGAATGTGAATGTGAAGAGGATGACAATGTAACATTTTCACTAAAGTATGCTAAAGAAAATTTAGTAAGAAAGGGGGAAAGTGATGAGTGATAAATTTAACACAGTACCTAATTCTGATTTCATGGAAGTAGTAGATGAAATAACCTCACAGTTAGTATATGAGAGTTTTGGAGAAGATGCTTATGATGTTCCTCAAGATGACGATGATATCAATAAGTTAACAGAAGACGCACAAGATTTTTATAATACTAGATATGATGAGATTGAATCTTTACTTATAAGGTTTTTAAAACTTAAAATAACAGACAAATGAAAAAGTTACACGAATTAAATTATGATGAGTTAAAAGAGTTGTTAGATGCTAAAAAACAACAACAACTAGCAATAGGGTTTGGAACTAAAGATATTTGGTATATGCAAATGATAGAGGAAGAACTAAATAAAAGAGAGGGGGTTGATTATGAGTAAGGACATTACAGAATACCTAGATGATTATTGCTATGAAGTTTATGGACACAAAGATTGGTTTTTTATAGATACAGAGCCTAAGTGGGTTATTGATAAACTTATAAAAAGTGGTACAATAGAATTACATAATCATAATATAGCAATATACATTAAAGATAGAAAGGGGGTTAGATATGGTAATAACTGATAAAGAGTGGAAAGCTAAAAAGTTTTTAGAAAAAAAAGGGTGGCAAACTTTTAATCTTTGGCACGTTGAGGATGTACTTGAAAGGTTTAATTGTTCTAAAGATACAGCTATGGAAATACTAATAGAATCTATGGAAAGCGAATCAACTATGGAAGTTATACATGATAATATTTCTATAATAGCAGGAGAAGTTCATAGGCTTAAAGAAAAAACACATGAGTAAAATTAAAATAAAAAAGTTAAAAGAAACTTACAAAGACTACGTTCTATTAGATGAAGTTGTAGAGTTTTCTATTGAAGAAGATGACAACAAATACTTGTGGGAGGGATATTGTGATGAAATAGATGTAGATTGTAAAGAAGCTGATGAAATAGTGTTGTTGGTTGTGGGCTTTAAAAGTAATAAGTTGAAACTAAACGATTAATTATGAAATACACACAAATAAATGATGTAGATAAGTATGGTTCTAATATCCTTAGACAATTTAAAATTAATTACAGAACTAGGATGTCACAACATGAGTATCATCCCGTTCTTTGTAAACATTCTATTAAGGTAATGAAAAAAGAACTTAAAGATTGTTTGGACTTTTTAGAGGTAGAAAAAAAATCAAAATTGTTTGTTGAATAGCAAACATTGTTTTATGTGTTTCGGGGGGACTTTTGTCCCCCCTTTTTTTTAATGACCATACGACAGTATTACAAACAATTATATCTAATTGTTTGTTATTGTAATTATTTATAAGTAAATTGTTAATCTATTTGAATTATTATTAATTTATATTAAACAAGCAATTTTGAGAGTGAAGTTTTCTTTGCTCTCATTTTTGTTTACATATGAAAAACACACTTAGCAACCTTTCGTTAAAAAACAAATACACTTTAAGTGATGCTATACAAAACTTTGTTACACAGAAATATCACGTAACAAAAGGAACACAAAGAGCAGACATTACAATAAAGTCTTATAAAACAATATCTAACATACTTTTAAAAACAATTCAAAAACATAAAGTAGATTATGATTTGTTACAATTAAATCTAAATAAATATTTAGACGACCCAATCAAATCAAATGAAATCAAAAACAAATACAAAAAAATATCTGAGGTAATAAAAAGCGAATCACAACACTTATCACACAACACTTTACAAAAAAGATTAAACATCTTAAAATATAGTTTGTACTCAGCTGAAAAAGATATGACAATAAAAACTTATGTAGTGCCGTTTGATATGAAATCCAAATCAACAAAGCGTCAAGTGATGAGTGCGTCAGCTTTCAAGACTACAATTAAAAATGCGTTTTTAGTATTGCGTCAGCAGGAAGGTGAAAAAATAAGAAGGAAGCAATGTCCTGCTTCAGGAAAATTTATCAAATCACCTGAACAAATAAGTCAGGCAGGAGATGTAAAAATGATGAAGCGAGGAGCGTTTGCTTTTCTTTTAGTGGCATTTACGAGTGCAAGAATTAAAGATGTTATGTCTTGGAGGTTTACTAAAAACATTAGTATTAACAAACATCATTATATTCTTTCTTACAAACCCAACAAAACAAAACATACTGTTATTGATATACCCTTGCCACTACAACTAAACGGATACATAAATCATTTGATACGTAACAATGACCATCCGATGAAAGATTATTTTTTAGATAATCTATCTTATACACATTTGTTAAAGTGCTTTAGGTGTTTTATTAAATCAATCCCCGAACTAAATCAAAATGTTTCTGTACATAAAGACCTATCAAATGGGGAAGTGATTACTAAACAAAAAAAACTATATGAAATACTTACCTTTCATAATATACGTGCTACATTTATTACGCAAATGGTTGAGAAAGGCATAGACCTAGAAACTATTATGAACTTTAGTGGACACACTAACATACAAACACTTTCACAGAAGTATACAAACATAAGCGATGAACACAAAGGCAAAATGTATCAAAAATTTATGTCTGAAATCTTATAGCTTATTTTAAATAATTAATTTCTAATGCAATAAATTTGTTTTTATTATAATAAATGTTTTTATTTGAGCATGGATAAAGAAGTGATGGATTTTTTAAATAAAACAATACATAACGCCTTTATTCAACACAGTAAAAAAACAAACCACAAAAGAGAAAACCTTGAATCTTTATTACTGCTGAAACAACTTTTATCTTGTATCAGCAACTACAAAGATTTTTGTAACATAACAATAATGCAAAACAATATTAATGTCTCTTTTATTGATAAAGAACATCAAGTTATTAACACAACGTTCAATATTAATAAAGAAGATATTAGTAAAAATGCAGATAAATCAAACAATTAGAATTCATAATTGGAATATCAATCTTGAGTTTGATATTGTAACTGATAAAAATGTTATGTGTAAGTTTTCAGATATTAAAAAATATATATCTGATAAACGACCAGACTTGATAAAGAAATACTTAATCAAGTCAAAACTAAAGAAGAATGTAGATATAGAAAGAATTATAGCTTGGGATTCTTTAGTGACAGAATTAATTGAATGCAACTTATTAAAACATATTATAAATGAAATTCGAGACAGTAAATATTAAAGGAACGCCATACGTGATGGCAAAAGAAAGAATTAAGTATTTCAGAACCACTCCTATTTTTAAAGGTTGGTCTTTGAAAACAGAAATGATTTATCATACAGATGAAAAGGTAATATTTAAAACAGAGGCTTACGACACTAAAGGAACTTTAAGAGCAACGGGTCATGCCTTTGAATTAAAAGGCTCATCTTTTATAAACAAGACGAGCTATATAGAAAATTGTGAGACATCTTCAGTATCAAGATGTTTAGCTTTATTAAACATAGGCATTGATGAAAGCGTTGCATCTTACGAAGAAGTAGCGAATGCAAAACTAAATCAGAATGGTCAAGCGAAACAAACGAACCCACTCCAAACAATCTCTCAAAACACTGTATCTTGAAATTTGGAATGAAAGACAACATAATTGTACGGTTTGTAAAAAGTATCTTTGGAATGAGCCAAAAGCACAGTTCTTCGCACACATATTATCCAAAGGAGCGTATCCAAGCTACAAATTCAAGAAAGAAAACATCACTATTCTTTGTTACGATTGCCATTATCGTTTTGACTTTGGGAGCAGTAAGGATGACAAAAGATTTAAATGGTTACACAAAGAAAAAGAGAGGCTCAAAAGAAAATATTACGAATGAAGAAGTACGAGATTGACAATTATACACTTTACCCTTACTCACATTTGTCTTATGAGGAATGGTTAGAGATAAGGAGTAGTTTTGGTTTAGCGTTAGGGGGTAGTGATATTAGCGTAGTAATGGGGGTTAATAAATATTCTACCCTAGCTGAACTCTTTGACCAAAAACTTGGACTATCCAATCCCCCAAACTTACAGGGAAACAAATCTGTTTTTTGGGGCAACGCATTAGAAGATGTTGTTCTTGAAAAATCACAATACCTTGATATAGACCATAAAGATTCTTATTTAGATAATTCAGCACACGAAAGAAAGATGCGAAATCATGTCCCTTTTAATTATACTATACAAAATGACAACTTACATTGGTTATTTGCAAACGTAGACGGTTTATGGGTTGATGACAATGAAAAAACAATAGAGTCTAATTTAAAAAAAGGTAAACTACCTAACCCTAAAGCAATTATAGAAATCAAAACCATGAATAGAAATGTGTTTGATATGTGGGAAAACGGTATGCCAATAGGATACCTGTATCAGGTTCTTAGTTACCTGACACAGTATACCTTTATGAATGAAGAGATAGAAGGATACATTTTTTCTTTGGTAGCAGGTATAGAATTACATGGTTACAGAATTAGATATGACGATGAAGTCATAAATGAAATGTTAGAGCGTTCAAGAGAGTTTTATGAGCTGTTACTTATGGGTCAAGACATAATACAAAACTCTTCAAATCCAGAACAAATGGAGCTTGGGTTACACGACATTAGACCAGAAGCTGATGGCTCACTAAGATATCAAGAATATATGAACAAAAAATATTTAGAGAGATTAGACATCTCCAATATAGCAGAGGGAGACGATGCTATACAAGAAATTGCTGAAAAGTATGCAGAGCAAAATGCTTTCATAAAAGAAGCAAATAAACACAAACGACTATATGGGAATCAAATTAGAGAAACTCTAGCTAAGATGAACGTAGGTCAAATTAATCTTCCGAAAGGGGGATATGTTAAATACAATAACAAATTAATTATAAAAGTTAAATAACATGGAAAAATTAATTTACAAACATGATGAACTTTGTGAATCTTTAGGACTTTCTAAATACCAACTTGGTCAATATAGAAAAGACGGTAAGATTCAAGCCATTGAAAATAGACGACCACTTATGTTTAAAAAAGATGAAGTTGAACGCTTTATAAGAGAAGAATTGTCGTGAAAATTTTAGATGAACTATACGAAGATAAAAATAAATTTACTCCTAGCTTAAATCTAAGAGATTTTGGTAAGGAGGAAGTAGAGACGTGGAATTCTATTGTCAATGCAATACGATTTAATTTTGTATTGAAACCAACAGTAGATGATAAGTTTTTAGCAAAAAAATCAATAGAAGGAATTAAAACCCTTCCTCATTTGGTGATTATGTTTTTGTGTAAAACTCATGATGTTTCAGATAGATTGATGATTATTAACATGAATCTTACTGAAAAAAAATACAACGAATTTGAAAAAAGATTACAGTCTGGTATTCATAAAAATGAACCAAACCTATTAAGAAAAATACGATTATGTCAAAGATATCTGATAGAAGCAAAAAGAAAACGCAGATAAAGAGCCACGAAAGAGGAGCAAGAGTAAAATTTGTAGATGATATTGTGGTAATTAAGAATAGAAAAACTGTAAAGTTTGTTGTAGATATATTTGAGAAGGATTTCAACTATATACCATATATGTTAGAAATGTATTGTTACGAAAGTGAAGTCATAAATGACGCTGTTACTATGAAAAAGAATGACTACATAATTGTGAGGTACAAAACTAAATCAAAAAAAAATAAAAAGACGGGACTGTTTTACACAACAAATACTTGTGTCAAAATTACACCCGCAACAGAAGAAATAATTTTAAATTTTAATAAACACTTATGAATTATAATAACAACTCAGGAAATCAAACTCAAGGAGTAGATTTCAAGAATATGATTAACCATTACGTAGGAAATGGACAACAGAAAAACCCTAACTATGATATCGTAGGATTTAGACTTTATCTAGATAATGTCAATCAAGACGTTAGGCAAGATGAAAAAGGTAGAAACTACGTTGATTTAAATGTGGGTAGAAAAAAAGCAGTAGACCAATTTGGATGGACACACAGTGTGTGGGTCAAAAGAATGGGTCAAGCTCAACAGCAACAACCAATACAACAACAACAACCAACGCAATCACAAGGAGGCACTCAGCAATACAATAATGAGAACGTTCCGTTTTGATGCAATACTTACAGTATTATATATATTCTATACTTATAAAGTATAGAATATATAATACTTAAAGTATAAAGTAATACTTATAGTATAATTAAAAAATAAATAAAAAAATTAAATATGCAACTAAATTGGGAAGAGATTTCAAAACAGTTACCAACCACTCCAAAACAACAAGTCAAACTAAGGTGTCCCGTATGCGATGGTATACGTAGTGACAAAAAAGATAGGTCTCTTTCTGTTAATGTTAAAGATAAAGTATGGAATTGTTTTTACTGTGGGGAAAACGGATACGATACTAACGATGTAAAAAAAAAAGATATTCCAACATTTGTTATGATTAAATCTCACGCAGACAACTTATCAAAAGAAACATTGAAATGGTTTAAGGACAGAGGCATTTCTTCTGATACAATAAACCAGTTTAAGATACAAGAAAAAAATAATGAAATACATTTCAATTATTACGAAGATGATATTTTAGTTAATATCAAATACAGAAGCACTAAAGAAAAAAAGTTTAGACTTTATCCTAACGCAAAACTTATAGCTTACAATATAGATTCTGTTAATGAAGACACAGAAACATTAGTGATTACAGAAGGAGAGATTGATGCACTTACCGTTTATGAAGCAGACAGTTCTCTTGCAGTCATCTCTGTGCCTAATGGTGCTAACGGTCTTGATTGGGTTGATGCATCTTATGATAAAATTAAGAATGTAGATAGATATATTCTTGCTTTAGATGGAGACTCTAAAGGTCAAGAGTATCAAAAAGAACTATCAAGAAGACTTGGTAGACATAAATGCTCTTATTTAAGCTATCCTAAAGGCACGAAAGATATAAATGAGGTAATGGTATCACACGGTATAGATAGTGTCTTAGAATGCATCTCCAATCCCGTAGACTATCCTATCGTTGGTATCTATGAGAAGTCAGACTGGAAAAATAATCTCTGGGATATTTTTGTTAACGGGTATGACAAGGGAGATACTGTGGGTCTTGGACACTTTGATAACCTTTTATCTTTTTCTACAGGACAGATGACAGTTATATCAGGAGTACCTAGTTCAGGAAAATCAGAATTTTTAGACCAGATTGTTTTAAATCTGGCAATGAAAAAAGATGTAAATAAAAAGGAATGGAAGTTTGGTGTGATATCTTTTGAGAATCCTGTTCACCTACACATATCAAAACTTGTCAAGAAATACCTTCACAAACCTTTTGATAAGCAGTACATACACGAAGAGGAAATAGTTGACGCAGTAAACTTCATTGATTCTAAGTTTAAATTTTTCAATGTATCAGAAGCAGACATGACAATAGAAGGTATTCTAGATACCTCGAAGGAATTAGTAGCAAGATATGGTATCACATCACTTGTGATAGACCCATACAACTACATAGAAAGTAAAATGGAAAAAGGACAAAGCGAAACTAATTACATATCTGATGTTCTTACGCAAGTATTAAACTTTGCTAAAGAATATTCAGTTCATGTATTCTTTGTTGCTCATCCAACTAAAATACAAAAAGACGAAACAACAGGTAACTTCAAACTACCTTCTTTATATAGCATTAGCGGTTCTGCTAATTGGTATAATAAAACCGATAACGGTATAATAGTTTGGAGAAACTTTCAGACAGACGAAATTGAAGTTCATGTGCAAAAGGTAAGGTTTGCTTGGAATGGAAAGGTAGGATTAGCTAGGTTTAAATATAACAAAGAGACTGGCGAGTTTAAGGCTGACTACTTAAATCCATGCTAGAGTATATAGTTTTAGAATGGGAAGGACATATATCATTGAATCAATGGTATTCCTCAAAACATTGGAGCTATAGAAAAAAGCAGAAAGACCATTGGCATGAGATTTTCAAAACCAAACTACAAGATTACGATAAAACCCTTTTTGACAGATACAAATTTAAATTGTATTATAACTCAAGATTAGACCCATCTAATACAATAACGATGGTCAAACTATTAGAGGATACAATGAAAAAAGAGGGTTGGATTATTGATGACTCTCCTAAATATTGTGCCGAAATAAGATTGAAGTTCGACTCAGAGCTACCAAAAAAATCTTATAGAGCAGTAATTGAAAAATTATAATGTAGTTGGAAAGCAGGCTGAATACTTTGTAGTATCTAGTATGATTGGAGAAGGGTTTGAGGTCTTTAACTCAATGACCAATAACTCAAGGGTTGATTATGTTGCTTTAGACACAGAGACCAACAAACTTTATAAAATTCAAGTAAAGACAACTATTGAAATGAAAGATGGTTGCTTGCAATATACGATTAAAAAAAGCTCTAAGAACTATTCATACATATATAAAAAAGGAGACTTTGATATTTATGCTTTTGTTTACCTACCCACTAATGAAATAATGTATAAGTGGTTTGATGATGTGTACTGTACAAACTCAATACACTTCAGGGTAACTCTACCTAAAAACAATCAGGTAAGAAACATAAACTTATGGTGTCCTAATACATTAAAGAGTTTGACTAATGAAGTTTAATAGTGACTTTAAATATGATTTAATATTAGGGAATCAAGGAGAAAACATTATATCAGAACTTTTAAAAGATTCTACCATAGAAGTTAAGATGGATTTTTTAGCTCACAGAACTAATAATTTATTTATAGAATATCTAAGCAGGGAAAAACCAAGTGGTATATCAACCACGCAAGCAGAGTTTTGGTTTTATATAATACTTAAAAAAAATACACCTAGAGACCCAAAAAAAATTACAATTAAAAACGTTCAGGACATAAGATTTTTTAAAGTAAATAAATTAAAAAAAATATGTAGAGAATGGTTAAGTTATAACAAACCTATAAAAGGAGGAGATAACAACACATCGCTTGGCTGTTGCATACCATTAAGTTTATTATGAGTTTTTTTTCACAAAAAATGTTAAAGAAAGATTTCAATGAAATCATGTCTCACGAAAACACAATCGCTTATGTTTATTTTAAAAAAAACACTTTAGAGCTTATAAATAAAACATCTGGAATTAATCACATCTGGGTAGACGGAAGTGAGAAAATTATTATGTCTCATGAGACATCACTTAAATTTCAAAAATTTTACGAAGAGTATAGAAAAAAGAAACCAATACAGTCCTATTATACAAAAAAGTAATATATTTGCAACTGAAACTTTGTACATAAACCTGTTCATTGTTTTAGTGTTTGGACAGTCTCTGCGGAGACTGTTTTTTTTAGTATTCTCCTTCTGATTCTGACTTGCACATCATATAAACCATGCTAATGCATCCTAATGCTTGCTCCATTTTTTCTGCCATGAATGGTGAAACTTCTTTTTTGTTCTCCATGTATGGTGCAAGCATTTCCATCTTCTTAGATAGTTGATTGAAGTCATCAATAAATGCCTTAGCACTTGGTTGAGTCTTTTCCATTAACTCAACAAAGGCTTTCTTTTGATATTCTTTCATCATTTCTTTTTCTTTTTTTTATAAGTTTTTTTAGCTTTTTTTTTGCTACTACTTTTTTTTCCGTATGATTTTTTTCCGTACATAACTATAATTTAACTACCACAACTTAAACATTCTTCATCATCTATAGAGCACGATTCAGTGTTCTCTACAAATGGGGTTCTGTTGTCTATATCTAATATAATACAATCACACGATTCTTTATTGTCTTCGCAGGTGCATGGTATGTTTTTCATCTTCCTTGTCCTTTATATTTTTTTACATAGTTTCTAGAGAGCTTGTGATTACTCGTATTGTTTTTTGAGTGAACACCCTTTCTTTTTATCTTCTTCTTTTTCTTATACTCAAATAGTATCCTTCTCACTTTACCTCTATAGAATCAATAATCTTTTCGATTTTTTTAAAAACTTTCATCTCTAATAATAACCTATCTGGTACGTTTGAATCATCTAAAGTTTGGACTACCGATAATAACTCAGAAATAAGATTTGTCTTATCTTCTATACTTAAATCTTCTTTTTCTTGTATTTCTTTTGTAATCATTTTTTAACCTTTTCAAATGTGCTTATACCAAAACAACCCAGAGTAACCCAGACAAAAGAATTATATACTACTTCATTAATAATTAAATCTTTATCAGCTATCAGGCTTGTCATTAAATCAGCTACAGCAAATAATACCATAACTATAAATGAAATAAATCCTACTACATTTTTTTCATTAATATCATTCTCGTCTTTAAATAATGCCCACATAATTATTATTTATTAATTATTCTTTTTCCTTTTTCGTATGAGCGACCCCCAAAAAATGCTCCTACGGTTGTTATTAGAGTTAATTGTAATAAATCCACCCATTTTTCTTCTACTTTAAATTTTATAGAGCCACTGTCTATAAATACAAGAAGAACTGTACTTACTATTAAAAATATTAACACTAAAGGTCTTACACTTCTTGTCAACCAGTTTCCATGTTCTAAATCTGCTTTCCAACGTTCTGTAACGTTCTTTTGCATTTCAGCTTCTGCATTTATAAAGATAGTTTCCATCTCCTTTTGAAACTTTCTTTTCTCATCACCAGTTGTGATAAATTTATCTGCAACACCAGCAAGTTTTTCAACAACACCACCAGCAGCGTTGCCAAATATTTTACCTAAAATCTTACTCACTTTTTATTATTTTTCTTTCTAAGAAGCATAAAATCCATTTTATCAATTCTACCATTCTTATTCAAGTCTATTTTCCTCTGATTTGCTGTAAGTTTTCTTTTTACTTTTTTCATAATTTTATCTTCCTGCTTTTCGCATAGCTATTTTATGTGAATTACCAAACGTTGCACCTTTTTTCATAGCGTTTACCATAACTCTTATATGCTTTACAGTATGATGCTTTGCGTGTCTTTTCAAAGCACCTTGCTGTCTTTTATTAAGTGCGTCTATATTAATACCTTTAACCTTAGCCATAAACTTTATACCTTGTTTTGCCATTGTCTTTATAAGCCTGCAAAACTCTGTTTCTATTTTTTTCTTCTGAGTAACTAACATGAACCCAAGCTGGATTCATTGCATCACCAAACTCATAGATAAGTTGGTCAAACTCTAAGTTCATCATTATATAATCAAATATATCTCTGTTACTTACCTTACTGTTTCTGTTGTCTTGGTCTATATCTAAGGCTTGTCCGTGACAATGCTGAGATGTTTTACTTCCTCCTATTGCTTTGTTAAGAGATTCACTTCTATATCCACTAGATATATATATAGGTACTCCGAAGTGTTCTCTTATTGGTTGGAATATCTTCTCTGCTATTAACTTAAGGTTTTTTGTGTGTTCTTCTGTAGGACTATTATCAATCCCCAGCCTAGAGGCTGTGTTAGATTTTATACACTCTTCTAATTTTAAATTTTCTGATAAACGCATATGTAAAATTACTTAGAGGTAGTGCGTTTTATCTCTCGGAGAGGGTAAGAGTATTATTGTTCAAGTGGTTCTAATATACTTGTAGCTTCGTAAGACCTTACTTCTTCTATTTCATCTTTAAATTCATCAAATAAAACAATATTTCTTTTTGCTATGTCAACTACATTAGGAACACCCATTAGTTTAAAATCTTCTAAGATTTCAAATTTTTCTTTTTTATCAAGCTTTCCAAAATATTTAAAAAATATAGCACTTCTTGCAAATGCGTTGTCTTCATATTTAATTCTTAATCCTATTTCTATGTTGTCAGGATTTTTAATTTTTGTTGACTTGTAGTTATATTTATAAAACTCAAGAGCCTGTTTCTTTTGTTTTTCAGTAAAATTCTGACCATCTATTACTTGTCTAAATTTTTTCTCTGAATCATCTATATCAGGATTTTTTTGAATTAGTATTTTTAATTTTTGCCTAAAATCACCATCTCTATAATTAGCTTTTTCTATTAATTCATTTAAACTCTCATCACCAAAGTCTATAATCGGAACTGTTGATATTACTTTTTGTGTTCCAAACAATGACTCAAAAGGATTTAAAACATTTTTGTCAGCGTATTTAGATTTATAAGCAAATGATACATCTGAACCATCTACATCTCTTATCATATTATTAATGTGCTCTCCCATAATATATGCAGAACCTATTAAAAAATGATTTCTGTCTGAGGTTAAAACACTTTCAGTAAAATGTTTCATTTTAGGAGCAGAATCTACACCTGTGGATTTTATAATTTCAGCTGGAGCAGATTCTGACTTTTCAAGAACTTCTGCAAAAGTTTTATAAAAAGAGGGTATGTCTTTTCTGTCTATACCCCTTCTGCTAGGTGATACATTTGCGTCAGATTGTGTTTCTATTGGTCTATCTCTAAAAACATCATAATTAGTATTTACTTCAACAAGTCCTCTTGCCACTGGCGGTAGTGGAATACCTTGTACTGGGCTAAATCCTTTTAAAATATCACCACTAAAATTTAAAAATTGACGATACCTAGAAGTTGTAGTTGCGCTTATGTCAAAGGTAGATGGCTCAGATTTCCCTCCATTTGAGTTATATACTAAACTTTCAGCTGCGGCTATAGATGGTTGAGTTATAAAATTTGCTACCTGTGGAGCAAGTCTTATCTTCACATATTTTCTAACTTTATGTTCTACACCGTTTTTTTCTATTGTTTCATATGCTGAATCACCCATAAACTTAGGGTATAATACTACGTAATTATTGTTTTTTATATAATCAGGTACTTTGTTCCAGTCTTCTTTATCTTCCTCATCGTAATTTAAAAATGAATAAACATAAGCGCCAGCTAAACCTAAATTTCCATAAAACAATTTTTTACTAAAATTTAAGGGATTATTTCTTATATAAGCTCCTGCGGTTCTGGCAGCTTGAAAAGCAACATTTGTATATGGATTTACTTGGTCAATCATTTTAATAAATGCATTACCCATGTTAAAATCTAATGCTTGTCTTGTTTTTTCTACAGCTCTAATATCAACCTCTTCTTGCGAAAGTTCTGGATTATTTTTTTTAATATTTTTTCTTGCTTGCTCAAATCCCGCTAACCTTACAGATAGTTCTGACACTTCTCCCGTAAAAGCTAATCCTCTTTTCAAGTAATTAAATAACGATTCTTTCTTTGTTGTTAGTCGTTGGTCTGTGTCTAGAGCATCTAATCCAGTTTGACCAGCAAGCATACTCATTAATCCTCCATTTTTCATATATGACTCTAAAAGCTCATTAAATTTTTTGCTTTTAAATTTTTGAAATTTTTTATTTTCTGTTCTTTCTAGCACAATATCTTTTGCCATAGCGGAACTTCTTCCCAATAGTCTCAAACCAGCAAAATAAATATTAACATCATCATGTATGTCTGTAAAAAAGACTTGATTACTTATATCCATAGGTACATTTACAGCTGCAAATTGAGGATTATATCCAGTAGCAAAAGCTCTTAAAATATTTGCACCCATAACAATACCTAAATTTTTAGTTATAGGATGATTTATTTCAATTTTATCCATAAATTCTGTAGCTAAATTCTCTTGAATAGCATATTTAACTACTTTACCATCTTGTTTAAAAGACATTTCGGTAAATCCATTTGGTGCAGGTTCATATTCAGTTACAAACCTTTCTCCCTTTTTTTTAGGTTTTTTCTTTAATTGTTTAAACCAACTAAACTCTTGTCCTGTATCTGTAATTTTGTTTGTGGTTTCTTGATATAATGACTTTGTCATTTTATTTGCGTGCATTCTTTTTATGTGTGTAGATTGTGCTAGCGCTAATAAGGTTTCAAAATCGGTATTTAAAGGAGTGTCAGCACCCATCCTGATATTATTTAATTCATTCTTATCAAAATTAAAAGATGAGTTTAAAAATTTAACATCATCACCATCTAAGAGTTTTTCTAAAAATCTTCTAGGAGAATAAAAATCGTCTTTTAACTCTTTATAAGTATCTTCAGTTATAAGACCAGCATCATATTTTTCTTCTAGCATTTTATTAAAAACTCCACTATAATTATCGGCTCTTGCGTCTAAATCTTTGTAGTTTTTTCTACCTAATTTTTTTCTTATTTCTTTTAGTTTTTTTGAAGCGCTTTCTAAATTATAACCATCAGGGTGTTTAATTCTTTCTAAATTTTTTGAATCTCTTTTAGAATCTAATTGTATAATTCTTTTAAGTATTATCAAATCATTTAATGCTTCTGTACCTTCTTTTTTTATTTTTTTCGGTATTGAACCAAATATTTTTTTGTTTTGTTTATATGCTACTTCGCCTCCATATGCCATCATACCAGCCATATTTGTCATATAAGCTCTTGTGTTTATAAAGTTTTCATTTGTTAATATTCTTCTTATATTAGACTGTCTGTCAAAAATAGCCTCTCCAGTTTCAATAATTTTTTTTGTTTTTTCTTTTAATGTTTCTTTAAATGTTTTTGGTTTTCCTTCTTTGTCTTCTGGTTTTGTAAATGCAGACTCATAACCAGCAAATGCTGATTCTATTGGTGTGTCTGTTTCAGATAATTCGCTTTTCTTTTTGTTTAATATTTCTTCTGCTCTTTTGTCATTTAAGACATTGTACTTTTTTAATTCTGATAAGGATGTTACACTCTTGAGTTTTTTTATAAAATCTGCTCTTGGAATATCTTGCCCATTTATTGTGAACATTTTATCTAAATTCTTTTTAGATAATTTGTTTAGAGTATAATTCAATCCCCCGCCTACACTACCTGTCAATACCACTACACCACCGCCACCTACACCTTCATCAACTGCTGACTTAAAAACTTCACTAAAATCTATAGTCTTATCTTCTGTTGTAATTCTATCTATAGCAAATTGTCCTATTACATTTTGTCCCCCGCCAGTAATAAACTCTGTAGCAAACCCTTTAAATCCGTTTTGTAAAGTGTTAAATACAAAACCTTTGTTTCCTATATTTTTTCCTGTTTTCTTTATTGTGTCTTTGGCTATGTTTTTTATTACTTTACTTGTTAAGTTTACAACTTTACCAGCTCCTAATAAATCTAAAGAAGCCATCATAGCAGACGCTCCTAATATAGTTTCTGTATCATCCTCTCCGCTACCTATAAGAGATAACATTTCTTCTTGTGTATAATCGTCTCCAAATTTTTCTATAGCCTTTTCATTTAATGCATCCATATACAAACCACCACCTTCTAATATAGCAGAACCTATCATAGGTTGAACTACTGCATATGCCATATTAGGTAAACTTTGACCTAATATTTTTTTAAACTGCATAAATGATACGTCATCAACAAAATGTGTTGATTCATCTAAATTCCCTAAAAACTTACTTATACCTGTAGCTTCTGACATATTTATAACAGCTTCTTTTTTCAAGGCAGGTATTGCTTTGTTTATTTCAGCCAACCTTTCACCTACAGTAATTTCTTCTCCCATACTGAATTGAGAAAAATCGTTTTTTCTTCTTCTCCTTAAAACATCGTTAGCGTCTTTTTTTAATAAATTTCTTTTTTCTCTGTTTAATTTTTTTATTTGTTTTGAGTTTGATAGTGCTCTATACGATTTTTGTGACATAGGCATACTATATTTAAAAGCATCATACATAGCAGGAAAAAATCCCTCTCCCTGAAATAAGTTACCTGATAATCCAAATTTTGAAAAATCTTTTTGTACGTCAGTAAACCTTGTTAATTTAGCTTGTGTTTCATCGTAATTTTTTACAGCATCTGTAAAAAGCCTTATACCTTCTTGATTATATTTACTTAATATCTGATTGTATCTTGTGTTATCTGCTAGGTTTTTCTTAGCAATAAAACTAAAATCATTATTTATTTCTTCTGAAACACGAAATAAATCATCTTCACTTTCTACATTTATGTTGCTTAACGACTCATATTGATTTACAAAAACATCAGCTACAGACTTTGTGTTTTCTATGCTTAGATTATAAAGGTCTATAATCTCAGGGTCATTTTGTATCCTTTTACTTATGTTGGATTTTATTTCATTAAATGTTTTATCTAAAAAAATATCTCTCGGACTTTTCTTAACTTTTTCTTCAACTTCTTCGATAAGCTCCGTAGAACCTTCCAAAGAGGGTGATTCCGATGTAAGGTCTTTTTTTTTTAAGTCAACCTGACTTTTATACTGTGGATATTTTTTTATTATTAATTCAATTAAAGCATCATCTCCAATATCATTGTATTGTGGATATTTAGTACGGATGTTTTTTAAAAAATTATCTCTATTCATTTTTTTATTATAAAATACCTAATGGGTCATCATTTTTTATTTCTTCATCAGTAAACAAGCTGTTATCTAGAAAGTAATCTAAACCTGCTCTTGCTATGCCCTGTTGCTCTTTTTCTAAATCTAAAGCAGAAGTTTTTAAATCTTTGTGAATAGTTTCGTTAAAAGGTAAAACTTTCAGCTCATCTAATCCACCTAATTTATTTAAAATTTCTACTTTTGTTTCTCTTTCTTCTGGACTTAAATCCTCATCATCTTGTGACAAAATATCTTCAAGGTCTGATTGTAAAATTAATTCTTTAAATTCACCAATATTCTCTGCGCCTGTATATGCATATACTAATTTTTCTCCTTTATTGTTTTCTCTTAGCCCTAATACTCTATAATCTTTCAGAACCTCTTCACCCTCTAAAGGTTCAACTGGTCTATATACAAGAGGTTTTGAGAAGTTGTATCCTTTTAAAGTAGGTATGTTACTGTTAAGTTCATCAAACTTATATGTGTTAATGTCTCTTAATGCGTTAAAAACTACATTATCATCGCCATTTTTACCATCTCCAGTAACTGGCGATATATCTTCTTTAACAATGCTTTTAGGTTTGAAAAAATCTTGCACTAATAATTTTACATCTGCACGATTTTCTTCTTTAAACTTTAATGGGTTTGTTTTTATTAAAATATCTGTGTATTCATCAATTTTATCATTATCAAATGTAAAATTACCTTTACCATCTACTCTTACTACGTCTAAATTATAATCTAATCTTTGTTCTGTTTTTACATTTTGCTTATTTATAATTTCTTTTTTAGAAAAAGTTTTAGAAGATGTTTCGTCATTTTTGGTTAGTTCTGCTAAAGAATTATTCACTAACAATTCTGGATTTTTAGCACCGAAAATAACTTCCAGAAACATATCTTCTGGAGCTCTGTTGCTTAGTAGTGTGTTTTTGTCATTAGCTAAATCAATAATCTCTTGATTTGTTTTGGTTTTATCTAATATAGTATCATCATTTCCTACAGCTTTCAAAGCATCTTGCATTGCTTTATATGTAGGCTCGCTTCTGTTTATTATTTTAGAAAACTCATTAACTTTACCTTGAACAAAATTTCTTATCTGTGGGTCATATATATCAAATCCCCTTACTTTACCTTTCTTGTTTTTTTTTGCAAACAAATTAAAAACATCATCTTTAAGTTTCGCTATTTCATCAGCAGCGTACTCTTGATGAATCAAAGCAGATTCTTCCATCAAATTATCAATATTGTTAAGAGTGCTTTGAACTACCTCTCTTTCATATCTTTTTTTTGCTCTTATTTTTCTGCCTATGTTTGCTATATCTGTAGCTCCCCTTCTTCCTATTATATCTATTTCTCTGCTTACAGAACCTGCTTGCGGTTGAAATGTTAAATTGTATCTTCTTCTTGCCATAATTTATCCACTTAGAGCTCCTGATAAAGCACTTCCTATATTAGAAATAGTTGAAGCTCTTGATTTTGCTAAATCTAATTCTCCTTGATTTACTGCTTGTCTGTATTGTAATTCTGTATTAAGACCTCCAAGTCTTAAATCTACATTTTGTTGTGCTCCCGCTAAACCAAATTGCGCTAAACTTCTAGCTCTTCCCATTCCTGTTTCAAATCCTAACAGTTGATTTCTTACATCGGCAGCTTGTTCTCTTGCTAAGAAATCTGATTCTGCTCCTGCTTGTCTTCCTAATGTTGCTAAAACACCAGCATCTCCTATTTGTGCTGCTCTAAATATATTACCAGAACCCATCAACTGTGTTCTTACTAAAGCATCATCTCCTCTCAATCTTTGAGCTGCTAAATTTTGTTCTGCTCTTGCTATATTTTGTTGTCTTTGTTGGTCTGCTCTTGCTAATATATTTTCTTCTGATGCTCCTTGTGCTTGTACATTTCTAGATATTGCTGCTAAAACATCTGATGAACTTCCTCCAACTCTTTTAGCTCTAGCATTTGCGTCTGCTATTCTTCTTCTTGAGGCATCTAACATTCTTTCTGTACCAATACCTCTACCACCTTGTGCTCTTACTATAGCATCTTGACCACGACCTATAGCTCTATCTTGTAAAGCCTGAACACTTTGTCTATTTTCTTCTGCAATTCTTTCAGCTAAACTAGATAATCCAGTTCGTTGACTTCTTGCTTCATCAACCAATCCCGAAAACATACCCCTTGCTGGGTCAAAATCAAGTTGTGCTAAATCATCAGCATTTAGAGCCTCAACCCCTCTTAATTCACCTAAAACATTTCTATCTAATTCTCTATTAAATTTGCTTTCTATGTCTTTATTTCTGCCTCTCGCAAATCTTTGGTCTTCTTCTAAAGACTGGTTATAACTTTTTAATCCTTGATTTAATTGTCTTCCAGCAAATACTGAAGCAAGTCCTGATATTAAACCACCTCCTATTGCTGAAACAGGATTCAAGTCAGCAAGACCTGATAGCAACCCTTTTGCTGATTCTGATTTGTTTTTATCTGACATAGTATATTATTTTTACAAAGTTAAACACACATACGTTAAGATATGTGACCCGCAGATACATCGGTATCTACTAAAATGTTATTTATTCTCATCTCTTGAGATGTATCTTTTAAATTCAACAATAATTCATGTAATTGACCAACCATATACTCTCCTTCTATCAAACCACCTGTAGAGTTTTTATCTCTTAATACATGAGCAAACAAAACAGTGTCTTCATGTAAGAAATTACTTTCAACTATATCTGTAGCTTGACCATTTTCATTAGTCAAATCTACATCTAACAAGGTAGCTTTTACATCATTATCTTGAGAGTAATCTGCTACTGTCATATTACTATATATTTTTATGTTTTTAGGTACTTCAGGAAGCTGAGTATTCATCACGTATTTTATTGATGCTGTTCTATTTGTGCCTAGTAATGAAAGATATGTTGTCTTTAAAGATTCATAAGCGGATGTACCTTTAAATAAAATCATCTTATCAGCTCTATAGTTGCCTTCTACTGGGTCTAAATCATAAAATGACACCCATCTATTCCTTTTGTTAGAAAAGCCCACAGAGACTGTATCTGAAGTAAATCTAATATGGTATATATCTAAGAATGGGTCAAAGAATCCTATAGCGTCTCCAGACTTGTCTAAGAAATATGAAGACATTCCAATATCAGATATTGGGAGCACTCCATTTACACCATATTTCAACACTTTCTTTTTGTTATTATCCCACCAGTAAACATTACCACCATAAGAAAATACAGACTTTTTATGAACACAACCAAATCCACCTTTTAAGTTTCTTACTGTACCAATAACTTTATCTGATACTGAAACTATTTGTGAACCTGTAGTATCGTTAAAGACTTGTTCTCCTATATATAAAGATGCTGTCTCCCTTTCACATATAGCAAGCATTACGCTTCCTTCATTTTGTAACTTACTTGTTCTGATTAAAGAAGTGATTTCTCCATTTTCATATGGCACTTCTTCTTGTGAAAATGCATCAAAAGAAGATATTGGATTTATAGATGTGCCTTGTATGTATTTTCCAGAGTATCTTATTTTAGATTTATTTCTATTGGTTTGTTTCCCATCATAAACTATTAAAGGTTTACCTGCGTTGGTACTCCAAACAGCTCCAGCTTTTGTTCCATCTATTTTTCTTATTAAAACTTTATATGCTTGGTCTAAACTATCATCTGTAGGTAAAGCCTCTGCTGTTGCATTTACAGCAGTAGAGTTACTATACCCTTTTACTTCTATGTTTTGAAACATCATATCTCCCTCTACTGTATTAGCACCTATATCAAAAGTTACTGTGTCATTATTGTTAGTAAAATCTGTAGCTACTGTTCTAAGAGTACCACACTCAAAAAATATTGTAGTATCTGTTTCTGCTTTTGGAGAATACACTTCAAAGAATAATCTATATACTTCTGTTTTGTTTGCACTATCCCAAGCATCTACTGTAAATCCATCTTTTGCAGAAAACTCTATATATAATAAGTTATCTGCTTGTCCTATTACTTTAAGGTTTCTAATAATTTTTGTGTTATTAGCCTCATTTGCTGTAGCTGTAGTATCAAAGTTTATATTTATCCTATCCCCTTCCTGATATGTGTAAGTATACCCAGAACGAATCATACCAGACAAATCAATAACAAAATATTTTACTTCACCTTTTTTAGAATCACTTAATGTTTTTATTCTTGTAGCTGCCGTATCATTTAATATCCAATAATAATTAGAGGCATATCCTTCTAAACTAAAATCTTTACTTAGATTTTTAGTCATTACTATTTGATAGTATTTAGCCCATGTAGGAATAGAACCTAATGTGTCGTTTCTTTTTAAAGTAAAGTCTGGATATATAGGATAGGTAAAGTTCCCTGTTTCAAAGTCTATAAAATCTTCTACCCCTCTAGTTCTAAAATATTCATCATATAACGCATAGCCTATTTTATATAATGATGAGTTTGCATACGGGTTATTACCAAAGTCAGTAACTCTTTCTGACACATCACTAGAATACCGTAAATAAGATATTGGATTTGCAGCGTTAGAACTATCTGTTAATGTTTGTGCAGTTGATGCAGCTGCATTATATGTAATTTCTAAACCATTACCCGTAGTATCAGCATCAAAAGAATCCTTGTTATTACCTAAAAATATTCTATTGTTAGAAACTTCTATAGCTTTTGTTTCTAGAGGAACAGAATCAAATAATTTTGCGCTTTCTGTACTATCCAATGCCTCAAACGACTCTCCAGTAAAACTAATACTTGTAGAAAAAGCACTATCTAAATTTATAGTTGTAACTCTAAATAATGTTCCTGTATTGTTTTTTCTTGCATAAATTTCTAAATACTTAGCATATGTAGGATGTGTAATACCTGATATATTTAATATAAGTCTTGATATACCTGTTATGTGAGCGTTTGTTAAATCTAAAGATTCTCTAGCCTTTATCATTTTAGAAAATGGCGATAAAGCTGATACTTCTCCAGAGTCATATACATATCTAGATGTAAACTGAAACCCAAAATCTTTAAATATATCTTTTATTATAGCCATTATGGTTGATTTGTTAATGTTACACTTATTGCAAAAGTTAAACTATCTCCTACCTGTGCAGCTCCCACTAAATCAAAGCTCCAGTTAAATGTTATAGTTGTATCATTAGCTGTTGTTGGGTTAGAGCTTACAGTCAAATTCTGTAAATCAGCACTATTTTCTGATGATGAAATACTTATCTCACTTGCGGTATTTCCTGTAAAATTACCTGTTGCGGTTGCAGTACCACTAACAGTACCTGTTTTTCCTACTCTAACTGTTCCTCCTGTGTTCACTGTAACTCCACTTAAATCATCGTCAGTTTCTGTTATAGTTACTGTTAATGATGGAATTGAAATATTTACATTAGCGGTATTTCCAAATGTATTTGAGCCAGATGGGTCTTTTGCTTTGTATGTAAATTGAGCTAAATTAACACCTCCAGCAGAAGTATAAGTAAATGCTCCTGTATTAGCGTTGTCTAGTGATAAAGAACCGTTAGAAGGATTTGTTACGATTTCATATAAAACCGCATCACCTTCTGGGTCGGTTGCATTTAGTGTTCCAGAAACCGCATTACCACTTGTTATAGATAAGTTTACATTACTAGATACAGGAGGCTCATTTATGTTGCCAATATTAACAGTAATAGTTCCTGTTCCTACTCCTCCACCAACATCTGTTGCTGTTACTGTTAAATTATAAGAAGTTGTTGTCTCAAAGTCTGGTGAATTAGCAACAGTAATTTGTCCTGTAGAAGAATTTATAGCAAAATCATTATTTGTATTACCTCCAGTTATTGCATAAGTGAGTCCTGTGTTTGTTCCATCCGCAGAACCATTTACAGCGACTACACTATGTACGTTAGTTCCTACAGATACATTTTCATTTATTGATACAGTAGCTCCTGTTACTGTAGGATTTACATTTGTGACTGTAATGTTAAATGATTCTGTATAAGAAAGACCATCACCATCAACTACCTTGATATTTAAAATAAAACTTCTATCATCTGTGTTATTAAAATTAAAAGTTCCTACTGTTTTAAGTAAACAAGTTGCATCAGTATTATCAGAATCTACAAGAGTAAATCTAGAAGAAGCATCATTATTACTTGCATCTACAGCGTTCATTATTGTAAAATCTGCTGTGTCACTAGAAGTAGAATCTGTAACTGTTATAGTTCCAATAGTCGTTGCTGCTGCATCTCCTTCAGAAAAAGTAGAGCTAGATATAGATAAGTCAGATGGAGCATCTCCTGTACTTTCTATAGATACAGGTAAAACAAACGCAGGTGGTTTTTTTATCAGAGTTAAATCTGTAATGTCTGTAATGGTCGCTGCCGACCTTTCTGTATACCAACTAAGAGGAACGCCTCCTTCTCTATAGTTCCAAACTAATACATCACCTATAATATTTATATCTGGGTCAAAGTCTGTTGTTACTGCGTGAGTATATGTTAGTAGTAATGTAGCAGTGCTACCTGATATTTTATAAATCTTAGCTTTTGTAGTCCCTTTTACAAGTACGTATATATTATCATCATTATCTCTAATGCTAGCTTTTACTACGGGATTGGTCAATCCCGATGATAAATCTACATTTATAGTAGATACAGAGTTCATTGTTTTAGTAGAACCAGCTCCTCCTTCTTTTCCAGTTTCTACTACAATATTTTTAGCATCTAAGTAATCACCTTTTGGAAAGTAGTATTTGTCAGCATCTTTGTTTAAACCTCCGCTTGATATAAAATTATTTCTAGGCATAGTACATTAATTTTTAATTGAACCATGAATACCTTGTCTAAATGATGCTATAATATCTGCATATGTCAACGCATTTAATCTTGATTTTAGTTTTCTTTTAGCATTTATAAAATCTTGTTTAGCTAAACCAACTTTATTAAAAGCTGAATTTGTGTGATAAAACTTTTGATATATAATGTATTTTTTAATAGTATCTTGTGCATAAGGATGAACTACATTAGCATTAGATACAGTTACACCATTCGTGATATATACTAGAGTTACTTTTGTAACATCTACATTGTTATTAAATACTATTTCTCCTTGATGTATGTCTACATTATAAGATTGAGATTGTCCTGTTGACAAACCATATTGTCTACCAACGTGCTCACCAAATTCATTTACAGCTCCATAATGAGAGGTATGTGCATATAAAAACTCTAAATCACTATCACCTAGAGTAGCATCTGGATGTGCTATTTTTGTTCCTTGAGCATCCACATTCTGTATTAAGTTTAGTTGTGGGTCTCTTCTTAAAGGTAAAAGATGTTCACCATATTTAGCCATAACTTCTACTACATCTACACAATCAGAAGGTATTATAGCTCTTTTATATGAAGTTACATCAAGTTCTACAGACTTAACGTTACTTGATGTAGCATCTGTAGAGTTTGCACCTACAGCTCCAGTAGAGCCTAAAGGTATATCATAGTTTATTTCTTCCAAACACTGTATGCCATAATGTAAAAACCTTACATAATAATGCATAGGATATTGCATATCCATCAATGTATTTCTAACTATATGGTCAAGCGTTATCGTTTTCATGTTTAGCGTTTAATTCTACTTGGGATATTCTACCGTTACTTATCTGTCTTAATACTTCTTCTATAACACTTGATTCTATCTCTGGACTTACAGGTAATAAATCTGAATCAGAAAGCTGTGATAAATCTGCAACTAAAAGTAATACTGTTACTTGTGATACAGAACCGTTAGCTGATGTTGTAATATTTTTTGTAAAGTAAATTCTTTTTCCTTCTATATAATAACCTGTCTGTTGTTCTAAATATGACGTATTGATTCCTGCGCTTTGTGTGCCACTATTATATCCAACCCCCATGACAGACCAGTCTTGAGAAGATATTGGGATATAAGGCGAATGTGGGTTTCCTGTAGGTGTTATATTCCACACTCCCATATCCATCGGTAAACTTAATGGAATAGCAGTAAGGTCAATGTATGCTCTATTGTTATTTGCATCTGCTGTGACTGATACTGGACTAAATGTAACAATATTACATCTAGGAATGTCAACATATCCATCGGTAAATCTTTCAAAAGTTTGTGCTTTTAATAATTTATTTAACGCTTGCTCTATTAATAAATATATTTCTCTTGTATCAAATGACTCGTTTGTACCTTGCACATTATCTCTATCTTTAAAACGTGCATAATTTCTTTGTATTTGTTCTGCTATTTTTTTTTTAGTTGTTGCCATCTCTTTGCTGATTAGTGTCTATAACTGATTCTAATTGAATTGTTTGGTTATCCTTAATAGGAAATCCTAAATATGTAAGTGCACGATTTGCTATGTCTGAAAAAGACCTCACGTCCCAATCTAAATTTGTGCTTCCTGAATTTGAGTAGGTAATGTTTCCGTTAGATGTTGTAAAATTAAATACACCATCAGTAGGTTTCTTAAAATATAATAAAACAAAATTATATGAGCCTGTACTAGGTCTTGGAGCTATCTCTATTTGTCCATCATATATAGTAGCTATTGGTTTATATTCGTTTGTAGATGTATTTATAATAGGAGGAACGATGGTGGAATTCTTTCTATCAATAAAAGAATCCCACTTCATCAAATTTCCTTCATGTAAGTTATTACTTGAATCTTTGTAATAAAAAGTAATAGCCTCAATAAAATTAGCATCTATAGATGATAACGACTTAACACCATTATCATTATTAGAAACACTAAAATTACTTTGTTTTAAAAATAAATGGTCATAATCAAACTTTTCAGTTTTTTTATAATTTTCAACTAAGGAGTCAAATAAATCAAACTGAGCTCTATTTATTGCTCTGTCTATATCACTTGGAGAAACAAATCCACCATAGTTTTTCTTAATTGTTCCTCTAATAAAATCATGTAAATCCTTAATTGCTATCGCCATTTATTCTTCTATATACTCTTTAAATACATTCATAAAACTTGGAGGTAATTTTATGTCTCCAAATTCTTCTATACTTACTGGCTCAGATAAAACTCTAATTGAATCTTCCTGAGTTAAAAACGCAGTAATGTCTTTATTAAACTTTTCTACGTTCTTTTTAGGAATCTCCACTTGTCCGTCTTTCTCAACGCCATGCTTTTTAAAAATCTCTTGCCTTTGTTTCTCAATAGTTTCAGAAACTTTAGCAACTTCATCTCTAAACCTAGCCATTTTGTAACCTAGTTTAGCACTGATTCCCTGCCCTTCGGCAGCTTTTTCAAATGACATCAAGGCTATACCTAGAGCCTGTATGTCTAAGACTTTCATCTTTTTTTCTTTTAACATAATTTGATTGTTTAATTAATAATGTAAAATTATTTCTTATTGTATTATAAATTATCTCTGAGGGGTTAAGACCTATTAATTGTTTTTACCTCTTGAACTACCACCTCCTGACGTTACGGGATTACTTGCTATTGGTGCATCTCCTCCTCCTGTTGTTTGACTACCTACCACAATAGGTGGATTATTATTTACATTAGGGTTGGGAGTTACATAACCAAAAGTACCATTTACATTACCATGATATCTCCATCTGCTATCATGATATCTATAGTCATAGTGTCTATCGTAATGAGGTACATAATATCTACTATCTTGCCATCTTACAAAATCATAACCAACTACATGGTACATTCTTTGTGGTTGTATGTCTTGAATTTTTATTTTTACTGTATCACCTGAGTTTGTTAGTGCTAGAACATGAGTTACTATTACTCTATTTGAATCATATAGGACACTAGCACAGCTTGAACACATACCTACTAATAATATTATTATTAAAATAGAAAGTGTTATAACTCTACCTTTGTCTCTTTGATTATCTGTCATTACCACTTAACTTTATTAGCCCAATATGCAGCACTCATTTTACCTCTAGCAATATTTTTTGCGTGACGAGCCTTGAAGGACTTTCTTTTCATTTTCATCCTTCTAGATTCTCCTTTCTTTGCCTTACCAGCAGTTCCAGATAAAGTTCCTACCTTTTTACCCTGTTGACCAAATCGTATAGTTTTAATTTTACTACCTTCTTTAGCTACTACTATATGAGATTTTGTAGGATGATTAGGAGTTCTCTTTGGTTTATTGTAACCTCTTACTCCTGCTCTTTTAAGTCTAGGGTCTTTCTTTTTCATAAACTATCCTTTTTAATTATAAGGCTATCTTGCATAATTTCTTGAGGTTCGGGATTGCTGAATTCACCTGATTTGTATTTACCATATAAGCCACCACATATACCTAATACAGCTATAAACATAATAAACCAATGTACATTTTCTTCAAAATCTAACTCATCAAAAAACTTTCCAATCTTATTCATCTTTAAAATATTTATTCATCAATGTTATAAAAAAAATAAAAATACAAGCAACAGTAAATAATACCCACATCGCTTCTTCTTTCATGCTCTTCTTACTTTTCTTGCTACGCTTTTACTATACTTAGCTCTTTGTTTACCTGCTTTACTAGCAGCTCTTTTTCTTCTGTTTGTTGCTGCTTTTTGAGAAGGGGTCAAACTTTTTCTTACACTAGCTGGTAAGTATCTACCTCTTTTTGCTCTTGGTTTTTTCTTATCTCCTTTAGATACATAATCCCATTTTTGTTTTGACCACTTTGTTAATCTGTTTTTTGAAGACTTTGCTCCTCTATATCCTCCTCCTGCTTTTTTATATCTTGCAGTTGCTAACTGAGCTTTCCTTGCTGACCACTGTCCCGCTCTTCCTCCTTTTGTGCCTCTTTTAACACTAGCTACTATTCTTTTCCAAAGAGCTGGTTTCGTTTTGGTTGCTGACTTACTCATTTTTCCAAATTATATAATTACTATTTTGCCAAAACTCATTTGTGTTTTTTACATCTACAATAACTGATTGTTTATCAACAATAAATCCTGCATCTTCTATTGAGTTTTCAATAGCAAAAAAATCTACGTAATGGTCTTTTTTAAACTCTATATTAAAGGTTACATCTTCTATATCTACATTTACTTTATCTACAAAGTATACTTCCTCTATATTTTTTTGAGCATTTAATGAACATATACTACAAGCCAATCCCGTAACTTTAAGAGTTACGTTGTTAAGAGATAAAAAAAATGCTAGTATATACATCATCTTTTATAAACTTTGTCTTCTAATTCTTTTATTGATTCTTTATTGTCAAGAATATCTTCTTTGAGTACTTCAGTTGATTTTTCTATTTGTATAATAGTAGACCTTACAAGTTCATCTTTTAGTTGAAACTCCATTTTTTGTACAAACTCCTCACTACTAAAGTTGTCTATTTTATTATTAAGTTCTTGTATTTCTCCTTGCAAAGTAAACCACATACTAGCTAGTGATATTACACCACCAACTAATAAACCGATTGTTTTAAGGTCTAATTTAACTTCTGTGTCTTCGCTAATTTTTGTCATTATTGTCTAAGTTGGTTTATATATTCTTGAATATTATCTTTTGTTACGGGTAATTTAAAATCTAATCCTGCTTGATAAGTTTTTACTCTTTTACCATCTAACCAAATTAATATTACAGGAACAGATTTAATTTGACTTTTTAGATTATCTCCTTGTTCTTCTAACCAAGCGTACTCGTATTTACAACCCTTTAAATTGTCTAAGTATAATGTATTTTGTTGATTCCACTTTGCGTTAATTTGAACAACTCTTATTTGTTGACTAGTGCTTGCACGTTGGCTATATCCTGTATACCCAAACAATAAAAATATAATTAAAATTAATTTTTTCATCTTTTGTATACTTTATTTTCTAGGTCGTTTACCTTGTCTTCTAACTTTTCTATTTCTTTTTCAAGATATTCAACTTTTTGTTTTAACAGCAAGCCATCTGAAGTTTCTTTTACTTCATAAGCAGGAAGTTCTTTAGCTAATTCTATCTCTTGTTTTAGGTTATTATAACCCATAGTACCAGATATAATAAATCCTATAACGATAGCAATGCTTTTCACATCAACTTTAAAATCTGGCTTTTTGTCGCCATCTATATCAATACCTATTGTTTTGTCTCCTAATTCTTCTATTTGCTTCATCTAAATATATCGTATATGTATTTACCTATTAAACCAAAGACACCTAAACCAATCCCCGTTCTCCACTTAGTAGTGTCTCTTCTAAATTCTGTGTTTGCTTGAACCTCAGACCATAACCCTTCCTTTGGGTCAAACAAATTCTTTTTAATAAAACGTAAGTCGTCTTTTACCTCTTTATGGGCAACATCGTTACTTTGCTTTATAGCTTTTATTTCTACAAATATTTGTTCAACCTGATACTCAATTAACTTAAAGTTATCTTTCTCAGTTTTGTTCATTTACTAAACGTCTTTGTACTCTTTCCAAGTATCGTCTGCTTTCATTGCAGTATATGCTTGTACAACTGGATTTTTAGCACTTGCTTTTGTATCCATTTCAAACGAACCACCTACTGAACAAATCCATTCATTTGGTTTGCTGTCTCTAGATGCTTTGTCTTTATATACATTTGCATTCCAGTTACCATAAGTGTTTTGTACCCACTTAGTTTCCATAACAGCTTCACTTTTTAAAGTTCCGTCTTCGTTATATTTAGCAGGTGTTTTTTCACTTGTAACTTGATTGCTACTGCAAGACCAGTTTACACTATTGATTTTAACATATGCTTTTGCAATGTCAAGACCTTTCCAAGAGTATGCTCCTTCTAATGCCATAATTATTAAATTTAAATTCTAAAACAAAAATAAGTTATAGAGTCTGGTTTTGTTTGTTTCTTGGGTATGTTACTCCTATCCTATGGAGCAGCGTTACCACGACCACCGCCGCCTCCTCCGCCACCGCCTCCTCCAGACGCAGCAGCTTGGCTAACAGCAGTAGACCTTGTGGTTGTAGTGTTTGCATCACCCAATCCCCCACCAGTTGTTCCTACATCAAATGTAACCACTATGTTACCACTTCTAGCACTACCACTATTAGCGGCAACACTAAATGTGACAGTTCCATCTCCTGTATCTTTTAAACTACTTCCTTCATTACCAGATGTAATTGTAACCCAACTGGGTTTTGAAGATACATAAAATGTAGAATATTCTGCGTGTGTAACCGTTATTGTTCCTGCGCTACTATGAGAACCACTTGAAAACTGACTAAATGATGCAGGTGTAGTTCCTAAACTAACGCTATGCTCGTAAGAAAAAAACTCTTTTAATTGATGAGGGGCTGATGTATCGGGTTTGTTGTCATTAAGGTTAGTAACATTTATTGTACCATTAGTACCATCGTTTAATTCTTTTAAAGATGTATTTGCAGTAGTACCAGTTCTACCTAGTTCTACATTAATGCCATTCATAGAAATTTGTCCTGATACAGGTAGTGTCATCCTTTATAATTTACAAGTGGAACTTTATATATATCTTTTGTGTAGTATTTGTTATCTGGGGGATTGATAGAAACCTCATGATGTTCTACTTCATCAAAACCTAAATCTGAATCATTATTCCAATAAGTTACTTTACACTTAGATTTTGCATGTCTTTCTACTAAAGGTCTTAAAGCGTGTCTATACTCATCTCCATAAGTGTCTTGTAATATGCAATCGTATTTACCATACTCATCTAATACTTCTATCCACAAACCTTCTATTATGGTTACATTAGGTTTGTCTTCTGCCCATTCTTTTAGTCTAGGTATAATATCTTTATGGCACTCTACTATAGTATGTGATTTAGGTTTTTTCAACTGTATTGCATCAGATAATATACCCATGCCAAATCCTATCTCTAATACATCGTCTCCTTCACTTACGCACAACTCTGCCATCTTATCCATTATAGGTTGTTCCCAATCCATCATTACTTGATAGGTTTCATCGTTTTCGGGATTGACCCAATAAATACCATTATCATCAAATGTTAAATCTGCTGCTCTATAGTTTTCCGCAAATGTTGGCATCACTTATTTAGTTTTTTTTTGAGTTCTTTTACTTCTCCTTTAAGTTCTTTTACAGCTTCTATCAACACCGCAGTTAATTTTTCATAATCAACTGTCTTATATGTTCCTCCTTCTATTAGAGCCATTTTCTTTTCTCTTACTATTTCTGGTATAACTTCTTCTACTTCTTGTGCTATAACCCCTATATCTTTTTGTCCTTTTCTTGATGTAGCGTTCCACGTATATTCAACCCCCCTAAGTTTGCTTACTTTATCTAAAGAGTTTTCTAATGTTAATACGTTATCTTTTAATGCTTTGTCTGATACTGTAGTAGAGTATGCTATAACATCACCATCAACATGAAGGTCACCATCTGACTCTAAACGCATACGTTCTGAACCTCCTGCTTGTACAATTGCATTACCAGATGAACTACCAAAAACAACTGTGCCACTACTGTCTATAATTTCAATTTGCGAATCTGCAGATGATGATGTAAACCTTGCAGAAATTTGAGTTGAATTAACTGATAAAGGTCTTGCAGGCGATGTCGTTCCAATTCCTACGTTTTCTTCAGAAGTATCAATATATAATATGGAAGCATTATTATTACTGCCTAACTGTACATCTCTTGTTCCATCGCTCATTAATGACAGTTTACCACCATCATTAATTAATTTACCTACAAAAGTTGCTGATGTACCTACTCGCCAACCACCAGTTGTATAAGCATCTGAATTAACGTATAATTTATCATTAAAAGAAGTTGAAGTTGCATTTACTAATAATCTACCTGACGAATCCAGTCGCATACGTTCTGTGTTGTTTGCGGCAAAAAGAATATTACTGTTTTCTCTTTGCCAAAGTACAGCTTCATTAGTTGTATTGACACCAACATCAAATCCATCTCCACTTGTAGCTCCTGTTTGTGCATTACTAAATTTAGCATACGATACTGAAGAAGCTGTACTATTATGAACGTGAAGTTTTTGAGCAGGCGAAGTTGTTGAAATTCCGACTTTTCCATCTCCTTTAATAAACATTCTTATATTTCCATTTGATGAAAATGCTAACTCACCACCATCATTCTCTGAATCAGCAGAATTAATTTCAGCACAACCTGAATGTTGTCCACCTGATACATCACTTCTAGTTCTTATTTCTAACCCTCTTGAACTTGTACCAGTAAAAATAGCGTGTGTTAGAGTACCACCACCAGTACCACCTCTTACGTCAAGTTTTTGTGTTGGCGAGGCGTGTCCGATTGCTACATTACCATCATTCCTAATTAAAAATCTTGAATTAGAATCAGTCCATACTGAAAAAGGTGCAGCATCAGTTCTACTAGAATTATTAGTTTTTATTTTAACATTATTACCATCACCAGAATTAAAGAACTCAACCATTGCACCCATGCTAGAACTTATACCAGCAAATCCTGCTATTGCATCAACTTGCAAATATCTTGCTTCTGAAGTACCTGATATTTCTAATTTTGCATTAGGCGATGTCGTACCAATTCCTACTTTTGCATTATCAAAAACAATATCACAATGGCTTAATCCACTATTAATAGGTAACTCTCCACTAGCAGTTCCTTCACCAAAACCATATTTTCTATTTTCTGCATCGTAAACCCAATCAACAAAAACAGCATCTGAGGCAGACGTATCAACTCCTTGTATTCTTATACCAGTCCTACCTGTATTTGAAGACTTAAATCTTGCTATTAATTGGTCGGCAGTATTTACCATAAGTTTTGCATCAGGCGATGCAGTTCCAATTCCAACTTTTCCGTCTGATAAGATACGCATACGTTCTGTTCCACCAGTAATGAATTGTATTCTATCTGATTCAGGTAAATTTATTCCTGTATTGGTATCGCCTTCACAATTAAATGTAGGTTGTCCTGCAGAACCTGCACCTGCTGATATTCTTCCATCTGTTTCTATTTTGTTACCACTTGTTCCTGATGTTTTTCCAACTAAAACATTACCTGTGCTATCTAGTCGCATACGTTCTGATGATGATGTTGTTCCTGTTTTAAAAAGTAAATTACCTACATTAGTATTTTCAATTTCTGAAGTACCAACTACAGTAGCACCAGCTTTTGATTGTAGTATTAATCCTGATGAAGTATTACCAGTTGCAAGAACTCTAATTTTATTTTCTGCACTTTGTTCAATGTCTAATTTATAACTCGGATTTGTCGTTCCAATTCCTACATTGCCAGAACTGTCTATTCTTATTGAATTTGATGACGCACCTGATTCAACAACAAAAAATTCATTACCACCTTCTTCTTGAATTACAAATTTATTAGCATTATCTACTCTACTTGTGTATTCTTTTGTGCCTCTTTTTAATTGTAGTTTTGGTGATGTGCTGTTTGTAATTTGTACAGTTCCATCGCTCTCAATACGCATACGTTCATTATTACTACCACTACTATTAGTGTGAAAAATTAAATCCTGTCCTGTCGCTGTACCTAAATGAGAACTTGTAGATGAAGAATATAAAAAGAAATCAAAATCTGTTCTACCTAGCAATATTTGACCACCTGCTGTATCACGTATATCTAAAGTATTATAATTACTATTATTAGTTGGGCTGTTTGTACCTAATGCAAAATTACCATTATTATCTAGTGTTGCTTTTTGTCCACCATCAATATAAAATTTTATTGTAGAACTACCTTGCTCATTATTTTCATCAGCAGATATATTGATACCACCAGTATCATCAGAATAAATAAGAGCATCAGTATTATTAGTAGTGTCTAAAAGTGTTATTTGTGGTGAAGAATTTTGTATTGTAACATCACCTGCAAAAGTTGCAGAGCCATCATTTTCAAATAAAACCTTTTGAGTACCTTCAAAGAAAAATCCTAAATCTGAATCATCTGCGGCTCTTCTTATACCAGCTATATGTATATCTGCATCTTTATTTCTAAGATGCAACATAGCCATAGTACCCGCCGTGTTACTAGTATTTTCTATTCTTATACCTTCACTACCCCAAGCACCACCACTACCTCCAGAAAAGCTAGTATCTGTATTAGAAAATTCTACGTGTAATTTTTGGTCAGGCGAGGTTGTTCCGATTCCTACTCCAGTATTATCAATGTGCATTCTATCATCACCCCCAGTTCTAAAAGTCCATTGGTCTCCTTGTGCTCTTATATAAGTGTTATGGTCGCCATTATGATATATATAATCATCAATACCTATACTACCAGCCACCTCTAATTCAAAGTCAGGCGATGCCGTTCCAATTCCTACGTTGCCTGATGTGTCCATTACAAGTTTTTTTGTGTTACCACCACCTGTAACTATTCCAAAAGCACCTTCACAAAACATGGTTATATCTGACGCTAATCCGACAGTCGCCCAAGAATCAAGACCTAAACCACCTCTAAATGTTGTATTGTCAAAAAACCTAATAGCGTTAGTAGTTGACTTTGTTATATCAATAAATCCGTTAACTTGTAATGCTTGACCAGTTATGTTAGACGACTGGTTTATCATTACCCTTCCATCACTATCAATACGCATTTTTTCACTGCCTGAAATTAAAAATTGTTGTGATAAAGCATCTGTTCTTGAATTCATATAAGCTGATGCAGTTCTATCATAATGAGTAATACCGTTTGTGTCTGTAACTACTTCAGGTTGAAACTCTATTCCTGATGCACCCCCATTAGAAACAACAAATTTAGTTAAAGGCGTAATTGTTCCAATTCCTATATTTCCATCGTGTTCTATAGCCATAATATTTCTAGTAAAGCCATAAGAATCGTTTAACCCTTGAAATATAAGTGCTGGATATGAACCTGACATCATCATAGAAAATGCCCTTTTTCCACTTGTTACTCTGTCATTTTTAATGTTAAAACGTAGATTATCAGAATTTCCATTTAGAGTTATACCATCATTATTAGTGTCAGTATTTACTTCTAATATAGTATCAGGCGAAGTCGTTCCAATTCCTAAATTTGTATTTGTAAAATAAGCATCTACAGTACCATCACCACCTTTTATTCTGAAATGCTCATTTTCACCACCACCTGCTGCTGTACCAGTTTTAATAACAACAGCACCGTTAGGTGTTCTGTTTGTAAGAAAAGGATATGAAGCGTTGTTTGTATAATCAAACATTAGGAAGAATCTATCTGTAGCACTACCACTTTCAACGGGTCTATATACTTGCCCTAAAACAGCACCACCAAAGTGCAAATCTCCATCAAACTTACCAGTACCACCTACGTGAAGTTTTTCATCGGCAGTTGTGCGACCTATCGCTACATTACCACCAGTCAAGATACGCATACGTTCTGTGCTATTAGTAGCTAATGTAATAAAAGAAGAACCCCCTGCTGTTTCAATATTTAATTGATTAGAAATTCCAGTAGAAAATGCTGTCCTTATTTGCATACCATTTGCAATAGAAGAAATATCTAAAAATTGTTGAGATGTACCTGAAATATCTTTAAATCTTGCTATATTTCCATTAGTAGTAGTATCTTCTATGTGTAATTTAGCATTAGGCGATGACGTACCCAGCCCAAGTCGTCCTGACGAATCCAGTCTCATACGTTCACTTCCAGCAGTCTGAAATTGCAATGAGTTATCTGAATGATAGTATCTTATTTGACCTACGTATGATGATGCCCCTGTACCATCTCCAAATAATAAATAACCATAACCAGATGAACCAGATAAAATAGATATTTGAGAACTATATGCAGGTGTTGATGTGCTTCCTACTGCTAATATTGGATTGTCAGATACATCATAATTACTTGGGTTTGACTCTCCAATTCCGACGTTTTTTGAAGTATCTATTGTTATTGCTGCTGCACCATTTTGTGTTATTGTGAACGAATGATTGCTTGATGAACCCACAAAAGTATCAAAATCATCGTGGTCAGCACCACCAAATAAAACTTTATCAGTAGATAAATCTTTTTGAAACTTAAATCTAGAAGCTAGGTTGGTTGTACCTCTTACATCTAACGCCATTGTAGGAGCATGACCACCAATAGCAACGTAACCAGTAGTATCAACTGTAAATTGAGTGTTGGCAGCGCTAAAACTAGAACCGTAAGCAAGAGACCAATTAGCTTGTTGATTTAAACCAGACCACCAATAGTTACTACCTGTAGATTGATTGTTATATTTAATTGCTACTTCTTCTGGAGTGCTACCGTCTGTTGATTCTAAAGTTAGATATACATCTCCAGTTTGCTGTACTGTTACATCCCCTGCAAATTTTGCATAACCATCTTGATGTAAATTAAGTATTTTAGTAAATGTGCTTAAAGCATGAGAACCTCCAGTTGTGCCATGTTTTTTTACATAAAATTCTAAACCACCTACACCACCACTTGGCATCTTAATTATTGACATACCTGCACTTGAAGCACCAGCATAATGAGGTGTGTATGTTGCAGTTTGACCACCATCATAATCAGCATTAAAAGTTAATTGTGCTGTGTTACTTGCTCCTGTTCCAATTTCTAAATATGCTCCATTAGAAATAATTGAAGTAGAGCTAGTATTTATTATATCACCAGTTACAGTTAAATTACCTGTTATACTTGCGTTACCAGTTAGACTACCATCCCACTCTCCTGTAACACCTGTTAAGTTACTACCATCACCATAAAAATGAGTTGCAGTCATTGTTCCAGTAACCGTTGTATTACCACTATTACCAGCAATAGTTAATCTTGCAGTTTCATTTGTACCTAATACTAAATCTCTAATACTACTATTATGATAGATATACATAGCAGTTGCGTTTAAAGCGATTGCCCCTGTATAACCATTACCTTCAACTTGTAATTGACCAGCACCACCACTACTCATGCTTATATTGGTACTATCGCCTAACTCTACATTACCTGCAAAAGTTGCGTTTCCATTGTTTAATAAATGAAGCGCTCTAGTTCCTGAGTTTGTAGCAAATCCAGTAGCAGTAGTTGCTCTATCAACAAAGAATAATAAACCACCACTTGTGTTACTTGCTGAAATAACAGCGTTGTTATCACCAACAGCTAATCTTAAAGCTTGTTGTGTACTGTGTGTATTAGGGTCATTTCCTTCAATGATAGCTAAACACGGAACATCATCTTGTGCTACAACTACTGTATCAAAATTAGTCTTGGCAGCAATATCAGTTCCAGCTCCAAAATATGCAACATGACCATTGCCTGAGCTATATGCTTTTTTAACATCTAAAACATAATTATTACTAGCGGCAAGAGATGTAGAGCCTGCAGTAATATTTCCTGCAAAAGTTGCATTTTGTGAATCGTCTAATTCAAGAGCCTCTATACCAACTGTAAAAAATTTCATCGTTGAGCCAAGTGATTCAGCTCTTAGTTCTACATTATCTCTATCTGAAGCATTTAATAATAGCTTGGCTCTTACTGTGCCAGCGTCTGTTAAATGAATATTATCCTCTGCTGCAACAGTTCCTGTAAAAGTTGCGTTAACTGCTCTAAATACACCACTTGAACCAGCACCAGTAACTACGACATCACCATCTTGTTGTAATTCAAAAGTGTGTGCTGCTACACCAGTTAAACTTGGAGTTGCTGCTTGTGGATAAAATTGTAAATTTGGCGAAGCACCATTTCTACAAGAAATATCCCACCTGATTGCACCATTAACATCAAAAAATAATTCAGCTGGGTTGTCAGTAATACTTCTTAATCTCATTGTTGCCCTACCAGTTAATGCTTCATTTATAAAACCACTTGTACTATCAGAACCATAACTACCACTAGAATAACGAAGATGTAATGCAGAAACTGGCTGCCTACCTATACCAACATACCCTGCAAAAGTTGCGTTGCCACCTTCTGACATATCTAAAGTTAATGCCGTGACTGTAGACCCACCTTGATTTCCTTTAAATACAATATCTTTATCTTGATTAATGGAGTTGATGACTAAACCATTATAGCCTTTAATATCTCCGTATAAATAAAGGTCTCTCCATCTATTAGTTTCTTTACCTAAATCATTTACAGCATCAGCATCAGAACCATTTGAATATGTACTTACAAACGCAACGCTATCTTGTTTAAATCCTCTACCACCATCAGTTGTAAAAAATGGTGCTTTTACGTGCCCTGCAAAAGTTGTGCCTGTGCTAGTAAATGTTGCAATATGCGCATCACCACTACTCAACATTTTTAATTGTCCACTTCCTTCGTGCTGTAATCTAGCAACACCACTTATGTTTCCAAGAGCAACATTTCCATCAGCTTTAACAACACCTTCAAAAGTCGCGTTTCCAGACGTGTCTAAAGTTAATTGGTCAGAACCTTCAGAATCAATTGTTCCATTTTTAAATTTTAAAGAAACAGCATCTGTAAGTATAACAGCGTTGTTAGCTCCTGTTTTATCAAAGAATAATGTTGGCTGTTGTCCTCTAATTGTTATTTGACCATTGTTAGTTGTATCACCAACTACTAAACCAGGTTTATCTGTCGTTATAGCATCATCACCAATAATAACTCTTCCTCCAAAAGTTGCATTACCAGAACTATCAATACCTAAATGAGTAGTAGATGATGGAACATTAATAAAACTAAAAGCACCT